CCAGCTTTATTGGCCGTGCACGCGCGAACGTGCCGGCCCGCGGCGTGAGCCTTTGCTTGCGCCGCCGCGGTCCCCGGAGGGGATAAGGTTCGCGCCGAAACGATCGCGTGTCATGCCGCGATCTGCCGCACTGTTATTTCTTTGGAGAAACGATGACGGTCTATCTGATATCGCTCGCGCTCGCGGGCCTGGTCGCAATTGTGGTGTGGGAGATTTTTGCATGAGTGATGGTTTTATCAAGATCGATATGTCGGACTTCGACCCGCCCGTTCCGAAGAGGACGTCGAAGGCGCGCACGTTGACCGAGATACGGTCGGTCGCGCGCGGCCATACCAGGACCGCCATCAATGTTCTCGTCGGCGTCATGCGCAGCAGCGAGGCGACGCCGGCCGCGCGCGTCTCGGCCGCCAATGCGATCCTCGATCGCGGCTGGGGCAGGGCGGCGCAACAGGCCGAGAACGGTGAAGACGAGGCGCTGGAATTGATCCACCGGATCGAACGCATCGTCGTGCATCCCGGAAAGTCCAGCGGCGGGGGATCCTAGCGTCCTCGCTGGAGAAGAGGCGCTTGCCATGTCGACCTTGAAAATTCCAACCGCAAAAATCTTCGAGCCGCTGCTGAAACCCGCCCGCTACAAGGGCGTTTACGGCGGACGCGGCTCGGGCAAATCGCATTTCTTCGGCGAGCTGCTGGTCGAGAGCTGCCAGGCCGAGCGCGGCACGCTCGCGGTCTGCATCCGCGAGGCGCAGCGGACGCTGGCGCAATCGTCGAAGCGGCTGATCGAAGGCAAGATCGCGAGCCTCAAGCTCGGGCACGGTTTTAAAATCTTCAGTGACAAGATCGAGACGCCCGGCGACGGGCTGATCATCTTTCGCGGACTTCAGGATCACACGGCCGACTCGATCAAATCACTGGAGGGATTCCGCATCGCCTGGATCGACGAAGCGCAGTCACTGAGCGCGCGCAGCCTCGCGCTGCTGCGGCCGACCATTCGCGCCAAGGACTCCGAGCTGTGGGCGAGCTGGAATCCGCGCCGCAAGAGCGATGCGATCGACGATTTTCTGCGCACGCGCCAGCCTGATGGCGCGCTGGTGGTGAAAGCCAACTGGCGCGACAATCCCTGGTTTCCCGATGTGCTCGAGGAGGAGCGGCTGCTCGACCAGAAGCTCTATCCGGAGCGCTACGACCACATCTGGGAAGGCGACTATGCGCGCGCCTTCGAGGGCGCCTATTTTGCTTCGCTGCTGTCGGAGGCGCGAGCTGCGGGGCGGATCGGGAAGGTGGCCGCCGATCCCTTGCTACGCTTGCGCGTCTTCATCGACATCGGCGGCGCCGGCGCTGCGGCGGATGCTTTCACCATGTGGGTGGTTCAGTGGGTGGGACACGAAATGAGGGCGGACTTTCAGCACCTGCGGCGCTGGCGAAAGAGCGTGGAGCAGGCGCAGAGCTACACCTTCAAGGCTGTGATTACGGTGATCGCCACCGGCCTGATGGGTGCTGTCTGGCTTGGCGTGAAGGTCGTGCTGGGCAAGTGAGTCTTTCCCGGCGGTGACATCGCCGAGAGGTCGATCGAGGTCATCGCATCGTTCCTAGGGGCATGCCATGTACAGAATTCGTATGGTCGACGCGTCAGATGATGAGATCGCCGATACCTTGGCCGATCTGCATCGGCTGACCTTCTGCGATGCTGCGGCCATGCCGCCGTTCGAGAAGGGAACGTGGTGGCTCGCTTACCGCGGCGACGATGCCGTTGCATTCGCGGGCGTCGTGCCGTCCACCCATTCGCGGAATTGCGGCTACTTCTCCAGGGTCGGCGTCTTGCAGCGCCATTGGGGCCACGGGCTTCAGCTCAGATTGATGCGGGCTGCCGAAGCGCAGGGACGTCGTGTCGGATGGACCGGCATCGTCTCCGATACGACGGATAATCTTGCCTCAGCGAATAACTTTATCAAGGCTGGCTATCAGCTCTTCAAGCCCGAGGTCCCCTGGGCCTGGTCGCACACGCTCTACTGGCGAAGGTCGCTTCGCTGAACAGGGTTTCCCGTGAAGCGGAACGTCCATTTGAGGCTTCACCCCTGCCGGGCTCATTTTACGTATTGAAGCGTTGCCGCTGAAGCACTTGCGAAGCAGGCCGAGCCGGGCTTTAAGTTCGCCTGCTGGAAATTCGGCGAGCACAAGCCGATGCAAGGGGAGCCCCAGGGATGTCCACCAAGCCTCAATTGCCGGAGCGTTCGTCGCGGGCGGCAGGAGGGCCAACCGCACTCGATGGGTTATTGGTCGTCGATTTCACCCGCGTGGTCGCGGGTCCGGCCTGTACACAGACGCTGGCTGATTTCGGTGCGCGCGTCATCAAGATCGAAAATCCCGATGGTGGCGACGACACGCGCGGGTACGAGCATGCCGAAATCGGCGGCGAAAGTGCGGCCTATCTGAGCTTGAACCGCAACAAGATCGGCATCGCGCTCGATCTTGCAGTTCCGGAGGCGCGCGAAATTGCGCTGGATCTGATCCGCAAGGCGGATGTGGTCGTCGAGAATTTTTCCAGCGGCGTGATGAAGAAATTTGGTCTGGACTATGAGGCCGTCGCTCCGCTCAACCCGCGGCTGGTCTATTGCTCGATCTCCGCCTACGGACGTACCGGACCGTTCGCCTCGCGTCCTGGCTTCGACCCGATCACGCAAGCCGAGAGTGGCTTCATGTCACTCAACGGGTTTGCCGACGGCCCCGCGGTTCGTACTGGCCCGCCGATCGTCGACATGGCGACGGGGATGTCGGCCTGCAATGCGATCCTTCTCG